TTATACTTTCCAGGATTGTATTCAGGCACAACGGATCTGTGTGGTGTGTTTAACGGCAAGCCTGCGATCATGGATCACAAGCAGACCAACAAGCCCAAGAAGGAAGAATGGGTTGAGGACTATAAGTTACAGTTGGTAGCATACGCAATGGCTCATAATGAAGTATATGGCACGGATATCAAGACCGGCGTTGTATTCATGTGTAGCAGGGATCTACAGTATCAGCAGTTTGAGGTAACAGAACAGGATTTTCCTAAATATCGCGATATGTGGCTGGATAAAGTAGAAGAATACTACAATTCCATATAGACACCAAACACCCTGCTTTGATAAATATAAGTATAAGTTAGGAGTAGAATGTGGCTGTCGTACAAATAAGTAAAATTCAAATAAGAAGAGGACAGAAAAACGCTGGTAGCGGAGTTCCTCAATTAAGTTCAGCAGAATTAGCATGGGCTGTGGATTCACAGGAACTTTTCATTGGTAACGGTTCAGTGCAGGAAGGTGCACCTTATGTTGGAAACACCAAGATTTTAACTGAACATGATAACATTCTTGAACTGGCTTCAAGTTATAGATTTGCATCAGACGATCCATCAATTACTCTTAGCACTTCCAGAGCATTACTCGGAAAGATTGATGAAATAGAAGTTTCGGTCGCTGACTTCGGAGCGGTCGCTGACGGATCCACTGATAATGTTACTGCGTTTGAGAATGCCTTTACAGAATTATTTAGAAATGTTGATCCTAACTTTAAGAAAATATTAAAAGTACCAAATGGAGAATATCTCTTTGCGAGTGACTTAGACATTCCAAGCAATGCAATAATTAGAGGTGAAACACAGACTGGTGCTGTTCTTAATTTTGATACGAACAATATAAGGTTCATCACTGCCAATGGTTCTGCACTTGCTATCTTTTCAAGTTCTGATAGACCACACAATGTTGAAATGTCAAATTTAACAATTAAGAGATCATCAGGACAAACAAGAATCTCAGGACTTGCAGATTCTCTATTCAAGAACGTCAAGTTCAAGGGAGAATATGCATTAGGTAACGGAGTGTCAAGTTTAAGTTCGGAGCCCGCGGCAGTTTCTTGGAATAACAGTAACGCTGGATTCAAAGTAACGAATGTTACCTTTGATGGTTGTATATTTGAAAATAACAGTGTGGGCATAAGTTGTACACAAACAATTACTGCTGATACCACAGTAATAATTAAAAATTCACATTTTTCAGTTCTTGACACAGCAATTTACATTAATGGAATTATTGATCAAGGAAACTACTGGAGAATCTTTGATAACACGTTTGAAGAAATTGCAACACAGGCATTTAGAGCAACCAATGGTAAAGGAACTAAAATACAAAGATGTGACTTCAAGAACTGTGGTAACGGAACAAACTCTGCAGACAGTCCTTTAACTCCAATAGTATACTTCAATCAAAATATAGATAATCTCGTTTTAAATTGTACGAGCAATAGACAACAGGAGGCTGGTGTTGTAACTGCCGATACCGTTGATAATGTTTCCGAAGTTTACGGTAGTGATCTAACAACACTAATCAATAGAAATTATTCAGACATTTATCTTTCAGACAGTTTCAGACCAGTAGCGACCTTTTCAGCATTAAACAATTTTATGACTGTTAACTACATTTTAAGATTAGGTAGTTACGTTAGGCATGGAAATTTAATCATGTCAGTCGGAGACGATCTATCTAAAATTTCAGTATCGGATAATTATCAATATTCAGACTTATCAGCCTCGTCACCAGGAGGAGTCATAATGACAAACTTTGAATTTGATGCACAACTGAAAGACAATGACTCCGATAGTGGTATTGAAACCATAGTGTTGTATTACAAGAATCCTTTGGCAACAGGCCAAACAGGCACATTATCTTTTGATGTGTCATACGGTGTGTAATATAAGATACTTTATTTCTAATTTTGAAATGATACATACGGTATAAGCAATAAATTGAAAAGATTTATTGTTGATTTTTTACCGTAAATTTGTTATCATAATATGATAGTTTAATAACACGGAAAGGTTGTAAAAAACCTTAACCAGCCTTGATTCGATGTCCATCGTATCTTCGCTAAATATTGATGAGTTAGAAAACAAAAAGAAGGCAGAAAATGACAAAAGAGATATACATCACAAAGCGTTCCGGCTCCAAGGAAAAATTAGATTTAGATAAGATGCACTTCGTAGTAGAAGAAGCCTGTAAGGGGCTTACAGGAGTTAGTTCATCACAGATCGAAATGAATGCCGATTTACAATTTTATGACGGCATGACAACAGACGAAATTCAGAACATATTGATTAGAAGTGCTAATGATCTTATTTCATTAGAAGCACCTAACTATCAATATGCTGCGGCAAGGCTTTTATTATACAGCCTGCACAAAAAAGTTTATGGTCGTTATGAACACCTAAGTCTAATGCAAGTTATCAATAAAAACATTGAACGAGGTGTGTATGATCCTGCCATCAAGGAACACTATACTCAAACAGAATTAAAGAAAATGAATACGTGGATCAAGCATGAGCGTAATGAGGAATTTACCTATGCCGGACTGCGTCAAGTTGTTGACAAATATCTCTGTCAGGATAGATCAAATGGTGATATTTTTGAAACACCACAATTTATGTACATGATGATAGCGGCAACACTATTTGCTAACTACCCAAAGGAGACACGTTTAAACTACGTGAAGAAATATTATGACGCGACCTCACTTTTTAAGATCAACATCCCAACCCCTGTCATGGCTGGAGTGCGTACTCCTATTCGTCAGTTTGCCTCTTGTGTTCTTGTTGATGTTGACGATACTCTTCCTTCTATTTTTAGCAGCAACAGTGCGATCGGTTATTACATTGCTCAGAGGGCAGGCATCGGAATCAACTCAGGAAGAATCAGAGCAATCAACTCGAAGATACGTGGCGGAGAAGTTGCACATACGGGAGTAGTTCCTTTCCTAAAAGTTTACGAAGCAACAGTAAGAAGTTGCACACAGAATGGTGTGCGCGGAGGTAGTGCTACTACCCACTTCCCTATTTGGCATTATGAGATTGAGGACATCCTCGTTCTTAAGAACAACAAAGGAACCGAAGACAACAGAGTAAGAAAGTTAGATTACTCAATTCAGATTAACAAATTATTTTATGAAAGGTTATTGTCTGGTCAAGACATAACTCTTTTCTCGCCTCACGAAGTCCCAGAAGTATACGATGCTTTTTATTCTGGCAACAATGCAAAGTTTAGAGAAGCATACGAAGCGGCGGAAAGAAAGACTTCGATTAAAAAGAAAAAGATTAAGGCAAGAGATTTATTTGGAGATCTTCTAAAGGAACGTGCCGAAACTGGTAGAATTTATATAATGAATATCGATCATGCAAATAGCCACAGTTCATTCAAAGATCCTATTTATATGAGCAACCTTTGTCAGGAAATTACACTTCCTACAAAACCTATTCAACATATCGATGACGAAAATGGTGAGATTGCTCTTTGTATTCTTTCTGCCATTAACGTGGGAATGATCAACCATCTTGAAGAATTAGAAAACTTATGTGACCTTGCTGTAAGGGCATTAGAAGAAATTATCGACTATCAAGGTTATCCAGTCAAGGCTGCTGAAATCAGTACCAAGGCAAGAAGATCTTTAGGTATTGGGTATATCGGCCTTGCACATTATCTTGCCAAGAACAAGGTTAAATATTCAGACAAGAAAGCGTGGAAACTGGTCCACGAGTTAACTGAAGCATTCCAATACTATTTGTTATGTGCTTCAAATGATTTAGCAAAAGAAAGAGGAGCCTGCGAGTACTACAACAGAACCAAGTATGCGGATGGCATCCTGCCAATTGACACATACAAGAAAGATGTTGATGAAGTAATCAAGGCAAGATTGAAATATGATTGGGATGATCTACGCAAGGATATCAAGGAACACGGGCTACGGCACTCGACTCTGTCCGCACAAATGCCATCGGAGAGCAGTTCCGTTGTGTCAAATGCAACGAACGGCATCGAACCTCCAAGAGCATTCCTGTCCATTAAGAAGTCCAAGAAAGGACCTCTTAAACAGGTTGTTCCGCAGTATAACCAACTAAAGAATTTTTATACGTTACTTTGGGATATGCCAAACAATGAAGGATATATCAACATTGTTGCTGCAATGCAGAAATTCTTTGATCAGGCAATTTCGGGTAACTGGAGTTATAATCCTTTACACTATGAAAACAATGAAGTACCTATGAGCGTAATGATGAAGGATATGCTAACCACATATAAAATGGGTTGGAAGACAAGTTATTACCAAAACACTTATGACTTCAAGGGCGAGGAAGATACGGTTCAACCAGCAGGTTTGGAGGAAACGGTAGTTGACACAGAAGTAAATGGTGCTACAATGAACGGTACTATGAATGGTCACGTAAATGGTCACGTAAATGGTCACAGCAATGGTGTTGAGACTGTCCCATCTGAAGAATTGGATGGAGAAGAGTGCGAGGCTTGTAACATTTAACGAGTATATGACGAGAAAGAGAGAGAGACAGACATTGGCTAAAACAGTATTCAACAAGAACAAGGTGGACTTCACCAAGCAGTATATGTTCTTCGGAGAGGATCAAAACACACAGAGATATGATGTGTTCCGTTACCCGGAGTATGACAAACTAAACCAAACCATGCTTGGTTACTTCTGGAGACCAGAAGAAGTTTCTCTTCAAAAGGATAGAGCAGACTACCAAGAATTCCGTGAAGAACAAAAACACATCTTCACTTCAAACTTAAAATACCAAACACTATTGGATAGCGTACAGGGTCGCGGACCTTGCTTGGCATTCTTGCCTTACTGTTCAAATCCTGAATTAGAAAGTTGTATCGTGTGTTGGGACTTTCAGGAAACTATTCACAGTCGTTCATATACACACATTGTAAAGAATGTTTATCCTGATCCAAGTGAAGTATTTGATACCATCCTTGATGATAAGGAAATTATTGCCCGAGCAGAATCAGTAACAAGAGAATACGATAACTTCTACAACCTTGCCAACGAATACTTTAATAAGGGCAAGGGCAATATGTATGAAGTTAAGAAGGCTTTATACAAGGCCATGATGACCGTAAACATCCTGGAAGGATTACGCTTCTATGTTTCGTTCGCTTGTACCTTTGCATTTGGTGAATTAAAACTTATGGAAGGTTCTGCAAAGATCATTTCGTTGATTGCACGTGACGAAGCAACACACCTTAACCTTTCAACACACATTCTCAAGCATTGGGCAAAAGGAAACGATGATCCAGACTTTGTTAAGATTGCAAAAGAGTGTGAGGAAGAAGTATACGAAATGTGGCGCAAGTGCGTTGATGAAGAAAAGCGTTGGGCAGATTATCTCTTCACAAAAGGATCTATCGTTGGACTAAATGCAAACTTGCTTCATGCATATGTTGAATGGATTGCTAATAAAAGATTGAAGGCACTTGGATTAAAAACTATCTATGATCGCCCACTAAACACCAATCCGCTGCCATGGACACAGCACTGGCTAAGTTCAGCAGGCCTGCAGGTTGCACCACAGGAAACCGAGGTAGAATCCTACATTGTTGGCGGTGTCAAGCAGGATGTTGAAGAAGATACATTTAAGGGATTTACTCTTTAAAGGGTAGATAAGTAATAGCATGTACAAAGCACAATTTAAAAAGAATTCGCCATACGAAAGTTGGACTACTTTTGGAACTTATGGATCAGAGGCGCAGGCTATTTCTGCTTCCTTACAGAAAAAACGTGCTGGTGTTATCATGGTTAGAGTAATCGACAAGAAGGGTTCATTAGTTTACTCGGGATAATAAATGATTGATAAAATAAGATACTATCTTTTAAAACTTGTTGATTGGAAGATTGAATTACTAAAAAAATTTAGAATGATCGTATCCGGAGAACACAAATATGTGTTATCAGATACGGACTGGTTAAAAGAACATAACAAATGGAAGAACAAAAATGATTGAAATTTACGGAAAACCAATGTGCCCATTCTGCGATAAGGCAAAGAATTTTTGCGAGACTCGAGGGTTTAATTACACATACAAATCTCTTGGAACAGATTACACAAGAGAAGAACTAATGGAACAGTTCCCCAATGCCAGAACTGTACCACAGATTGTAATTAACGGAAAGAAAATCGGCGGCTATGATGCTTTTACAAAATACGTAGATGACACAGGCTACAACGGAACAGGACACACACTATAATGTTAATCGAAACACCATACAAAGAAAATGATATAGTTTCAATCAAACTATCAAGCGGCGAGGAAATTGTTGGCAAATTGGTAGAAGAAACATCAGACGGATTTACTATTTCAAAACCTCTCATGTTAGCACAAACACCCAAAGGTATGGGACTTGCTCCTTATATGTTTACGGTTGATCCTGAAAAGGCACAGTTAAAGTTTAATGAAAAGAATGTAATTACCATTACAAAGACCATGGAAACAATGGCCAAGCAGTACATCCAAAGCACAACAGGATTAGTAACCTAATGCCTGCGGCGGTAGTGACTAACATCTGCGTACATGTTGGACATGCCAGTCCAACACCAAGTCCCTTCCACCAAACGGCATACGCAACAGGTAGCTCAAACGTTCTAATCAATAACGAGAACGTGGTAAGGATAGGTGACGTAACCTACTGTGGAGATCCTGCTGCCGTTGGATCGTCAAACGTATTCGCAAATAACATTGCCATACATAGGGTAGGTGATGCCACTGCCGGACACGGCAGTTGGGTTCCCAATGCTGCCGCAACAGGTTCATCAAATGTTTTCATCAATGGGTAGGACGATATGGCAAAACCAAATTACCTTGCTATAGCAGAACAGTTAAAGAACGAAACTGATCCCACAAGACAAGAAGAATTACGCTCACAACTTTACATATTCACGGAACAACTAACCCAGGAAGAAAAGGATCTATTCGGATACATCAATTCCGGATACATTGAAAACAATCCAGGCATCCAGGGCAATCAGTATGCCAGTTATGTTGGAACCTACTACAGCGACTCGGGAGAAACAACGTAATGGCAATCACTCTTAGAAGCACCAAGGGAACATCACTCACCTACAGTGAGATGGATGAAAACTTTGACTTCCTTGATAGGACCAAGCATGACAGGATGGATGTCTCCTACGAGGGAGAATATACCAACCCCAAGATTACCATAAACAACAAGGGCGAGATTGTAGCGGTTGAACAACAGGGCGCAGCCGCACCTGCCACGGACATCACGGGCAGCGTGTTTGGTGATGACTCTACCAAGATAGTGGATGGTGTTGAGAATAAGGTATATGCAGCAAATGGATTCTTTGGTAACCTAACAGGAAGTACAACAGGAACACATCAAGGAAACGTGATTGCTGATGATTCAACCGTATTGGTCGAAGCATACAGCGGAACAATTAATCTTAATAACACAAGCATCACTTCATTGACCGATGTAGGATATGCATCTGCTACGATTGGACACGTGCTAAAATGGGATGGTGCAAGATGGACATCACAGCCAGAGTCGGGTGCAGCGGTATCCGCTTCCAATGCTGACCTTCTTGACGGGTTTGACGGCACATACTATCTTGACTACACAAACTTTTCAAACAAGCCCACATTGGCAACAGTAGCAACATCCAACGATTATACTGATCTTGATAACACTCCTACACTGGCAGCAGTGGCAACTTCAAACGATTATAATGATCTTGATAATAAACCTTCAGCGGCATCCACTCCAATCGGTGAGGGCCAAACCTGGCAGGACGTTACGGCTTCAAGGGCACTGAACACAACCTACACAAATACCACTGGCAGACCAATCATGATTTCGATATACTGCGCTGGCCAACCAAACCATTGTGAATGGGAATTATTGGTTGATGGTGTGCAACTTGGTCATCAGGGTGTTGTATCCGTGGCTTCAGCAGCCATGAGAGCAACAATGAGCGCAATCGTTCCTGCGGGTTCAACGTACAGGGCAAATAATATTCTTAATGCTGGCCTGCAGAGTTGGGCAGAACTGAGATAATTTTTTGCACCCACTCCTTTCCGGATAACTAATACTGTAATAACGAAAGGATTCATAATGAACCAAATTAAGAGATACATCTACATGGGAATTGGCTTTTTCTGTGTGGGCATGGCATACATCGGTATCATTACTCCGGGTATTCCATTTTCAATCTTTTTGGTTATAGCGGCATGGGCGTTCGCAAAGAGCTCACCTAAGATGGAAAAGTGGTTATACAACCATCCATGGTTTGGTAAGTTCTTAACCAATTGGAATAAGAAAAGGGTTTTTCCTACTAGAGGAAAATACCTAATGGTAGCAATGATGGCATCAACACTAATCTTCACATACTACTTTACGGCAAACCTTAACGCAATCCTATGGAGCGGTGGCTTCATGGCATTGGTAGCAATATGGGCATGGAGATATCCAGGCTCCGTTGAAGAATACAATCGCAGAGTC